AATTTATTACGCACAATTACAAATTTGCGACCGGCAATCAGACGAATTATGCCAATTATCTGAACACATTATTTATAGCTCAACAGAATGGTCATTTTATTTATCCGGTGAAGCAAATTGCTCTTATGGACTAGCAAACAATCCCGGACAATATCCGAGCGCTGTATCTTCATCGCTTGCCGTATCTATTACCTGTAATAAAGACGACGGCATTTTTGACTATGCGCTTTGCTCAACATTTACCTATTTATTTTCACCAAACATTTATTATTTGGAATTGTGGCAAAATTTGGGTACACAATTATCAGTAAAACCACCATTTGGATATTTTACGGTATATTCCGCGCAGATCGCAAGCTTGGAAAATAGCGGATCAACAACACCGGCAATGTCCACATCAACATTTTCATTTCTTCCGGAGATAACCGTTTTAATGACGTTTCCATTTTTCAATACATTATTGAATATCGTCACAATCATAATTTGGATAGCGTTTTTATGGTATTTATACGGACGTTTTAAAAATTTGTCCTTACACGGTTAATATGTTGATAGATTTTATTTTATATTGCGTTTATTCGGCATTGCGCTACACCGTATTATTGCCTATATTTGCTTTTGATGATGTGACAGCAAATCCGACATTAGTTAGCAAAATTGCTGAAATAAAAAGCTACTTATCATTAATGATTTCCATTTTCCCGGCCACCACAACATTGTTATCCACAATTGGCTTGATTTTAATAATTGAAGCTGGTATTATGACTTATAAGATAATAATGTGGATCGTTAGAAGAATACCGACGCAAAGTTGATTTAACTGGGCACCCCACATGTATTGAGCGGTTATTACCGAAAACGTTTTAACGGCTCAAAGGGTGTCCAGTTAATTCAATTTACTATGTCAAAAATGAAAGAAATTATCGCCGGTATTTTTAAAAAAAGCGATTTGTTAAACCCCGAAGCGATACGCAGTCAAACAATAGAAGAATTTGAAAAAAAATTAACACCGGATTTTATCCGGGTTAATTATCCGCATTTATATCACGGCATGCGCCAAGAATGGCTCATGTCTTTTCATATTGAAGATCTGGACGCGCCACCACCACCGGACGCGCTAAAACAATTTTTACCCTATATCACACCAGTGATCGGAATTATCACATTGATATATTTATTTATGAAAAAATAAATATGACATTATTGGAAAAACCAATAGACAGCAAATCAACAAATCCGGCTTTGGAAATAGCCGACGCCATGGCACCTTTTTTAACACCGGTACCGTCAGACGATAGTGAATTTATTAAGACAGTGGCACAATTTGCATTAGAATTATCACCGCGTCAAAATTCTGTGTTATCCAAGCTCAAAATGTTAACATACGAAAAAGTACTCAATCCAATAGAAAAAGAAAAAATAGAATATTTTATCAATTCCTATTTTGAAAATAAACGCTACCATGACGCTAAATTCTTTATTTCGGACGCCATTCAATCAATGTCATGGCGTAAATTTGTATTAACCGGCGCAGTATCCGGATCAGTTAACAAATCCACACAAATGTAATATGTATGAAATACGACGCACCGTGGCCGGTCGTTTTGGCCGTCTTGAGCATACTAGTGGTATTATTCTCGGCGTTATGCTTCTTACCGATTGCATTATATATAAAAATTGGAATTTTTATTCTTTGTTTGGGGTTTGGCTCTCTTATTTTATATCCCATAGATTAGAAAAATTATTCTATGGGCAGCACGGTTATCGTTAATTTTATAATATGAAGCAAGAAATTCTAAACAGATTGTACGAGCTTGTCCAATATTACCGCCGTGATCCGGCTGTTAAGCCGGAAACCTTGCATAGATTGCGCGGACTTATCAGTATATTAGAAGCTTTATAATATGGTAAAAAAACACCAAAATCATCGTAGATTGCGCAAAAATCATCGTAGATTGCGCAAATAAAAAGAAATTAAAAATGACACCTCATGACACCATATGACCTCTTTTGGCATTGAAGGCAACAAACGACACGGAAAAAATGTATTATCAACAGCCCTCGGCATTTGGATCGCCCGGCGTGCTGGTAATATTCCATTATGGTCAAACTACACAATTTTTGGTTATCCATATTTCAATAAATACGATGAACCAAGTGAGATACTAAAATTACGCGACGCTGTTTTAATATTTGATGAATTAGGCACAACCACAGACGCACGCACTACAAAAAGCGAACAGCAAATTTTATTTACTCATAAATTTGCTCAAATGGAAAAAGACGGCATAACCTTTATTTATACGTGCCAAAGACCATATTTAATAGAAAAACGCGTCAGAGAGCAAACTGATTACGTTATACAATGCTACAAACACCCCTTAACCGGACGAATGACACAGACATGGTTTGATACATCACAAGGCCGGGATAATAAGCGCGTAGGCGCGCTCATAGGTAAATTTATAGTTCACCCAGAACAAACATACAGACATTTTGATACTTTTGAACACGTAGAAAGCAACGTAAATTTTAATGATATGGTCGGATCAGGTTTTAAACAAAAATGGAAACCAAAAAATAAATGGAAAGGGGGTGACAATATATGAACCAGCAAAAAGTCACTATAAGATTACCAAATCAAGAATATCCATATTTGGATTGTATAATTGAAAAAGGCGGATTGGATAAATTAGGTGAAGAACTATTTGTGTTTACGACAATATCAAGAGCCGGCAAAAAAAGACGAATATCAATATATCCAAATAATGTTATTACCGAAGTTGAAATAGAAGTTAAGCCGGAGGCTCCAATATTATAATATGCTCAATAGGCTTGAGCGATCCAAAGCTATATACAATCTGGTAGAAAAATATATAATGTATAAAATACGTGTACGTAGGCACAACCGGAGGCCTCTTGAGATAAAATATCTCCATATAGGAAAAGCTTTGGGAATATCTTATAAGGAGGCACGGGGGGCAATGGACAAGCTCGTACAATCTGGTAGAATTGAGAAGTTCCGGAGTTGGACAACAACCGAAAACGGTTATCTCCGGAAGAATTATTACAGAGAGTTAATCCACTAAAGATGGGGTGAGAACCCCATTTTAGTGGTACCCCATGAAAAAAGTTATCCACAGGTTATTCACACTACGGGCAAATATAAATATTATTGTTATAATATTTATGAGTGAACGACCGCACCTTATAAAGAGTGCGAGTCAGTGTGTGAAGTGAACCTCTCCGCTTTTGCATTTTGCACATTTTTGTAATTTGAACCTTTTAGATGTACATGCTATGATAGTTTCACTATGAGTGTTGGAGAATTCTTAATTTTAGGGTTATGTTTTATCGCTTGCTTCTTTTTGTTTTGCAATTGGCTTCCGAATTTAGGAAAATACTTTAAAAATAATCTTACGTTTGAACGAAAAAAATGGCTTCGCGCTTCCAAAAAATATGGCTTATTGGTACTACTCAGCCTTTTCACACCCTCAATCGTTCACGGTGCCACGTATTACACAAATCAAACCATAAGCGCCACTCCATCAGCAACAACAACATATTATTTTTCGGCCACAAACCAACAAAATTTTACAACTTACGCCGGAGCAAACAATGTAGTATCAGGCTGGATATATAATGCAACATTGCGCACAAGAGCTAACGCCATAACATACTGCGCTGGTTTAGGAATGACCGTACCCTCTTTAGGTGAATTATTTACAGTTGCTAACACCGAAACATCAACTTCCGGCACAAATTTTCCTTACGGATCTTTCACGTGGACAATATCACCGGATCATGCGATAGACAATCAACCAGCAACGTACGGAATTGTTGGTCGTTATGAAAGTTCTGGACACGGATTATCAATATCAAGAACGCTTTTGGCCGGATCAAACGGAACGTTGTGTGTGACATCAACCGATTTAACATCGGCAACATCAACTTTTACATTTTCTGACTCAATAACATTAAACCCTAATTTATCCACTATTGGAGCCGGTATGGACGCTTCAACCACAGAAAATATCTCAACCATGGTTAACACCGGTGATATTTTGGTGATCATCGGTGTTATTATTGTGATTTTTTATTTGTTGGATTTTATCCGCCGAGTCGCGCTAGCGAACCGCAAATAATATGTTGACTACATTCATCAATCGTTATAACATACAAGTATTAGAAGTGCTTGCGAGCTTTTTGATTTTGGCCATGATTATCGGCCTTTACAAATTGTTCAAAATGATGAGATAATATGAACACGTCAACCGAAATGATCACAAACATGGTAAGTTCAACACAAGGCATATTATCGCAAATATCGCCGGGAATTTTGGTGATATTTTGTACCCTTTTTCTTTTCATTTTAGGATTTAAGTATTTCAATCAGGCGTTATTTGGCGCAATGCGCACACTGATAAAAAAATCATGATATGCAATTACCCGATTTAAGCACAGCTTTGGCCTCAAGCACGGCCGGTGTCACACTCTTAATCAATTATTTTTGGCCAATAATTCCGTACGTGTTCGCTATTACGATTGTGGTCGGCGCATTTAAAATAATGGTTGCTGGGTTCCACTACTTTGCCAACAAAGCCGGTGATATAGTAAACATCAATCATCGCATGGCCAATCACCGCATTGACGCGCAACAAAAAATCGCTGACAGCGCTCAATTGGATAAAGATTGGGAATTGTGGCGCAAATCCAAAGGATATTAAAAATTATTTATGCGCAGAAAAAAACACAAAAAAGGCTGGTCGCAAAAAATGACGTGGAAACGTTGGATACGCCGGGAAAGACGCCGGGGATTTTCCACTTATGCTTATTAAAAAGGTCGTTTTATTCACCATAAATTAAACAAATATGTTTAGTTTCCCAAGCATTTCCGATGTATTGGCCTCAAGCACGGCCGGTGTTGCTTCATTGAGCACCGGTTTTGGAGGTTTGATCGTGCTGGTTGTCACATTCATCGTCGGCATCGCTGGAGTAGTGATCTTCTTGAAGAAATTCAAGGGCGGTGTCCGCCACATCACGCGCAAAGCCTAATGAATGGTCGCATGGGCTGGTAGTTGGATTAATAGGTGTTAACGGCGAAGTCCAGTCGTCCGTTATCGCACTTTCCAGCCTATGCGATTGTTATTTAAAAATATGTCATTTCCAATGCCAACGTGGTCAACAATTATCGCTAGTTCATCGTCTGATGTGTCCGCGCTTATGACTTATATTTGGCCGGTTTTGGAATGGGTTTTTATCATTATAATTGCAATTGGTATTCCTGTTCTTGGTGTAAAACTGGTAATGCGCTTGGTTCATCACAACGGTTAATACTATGTACACGTCAAGCAGTTTATTAAGCATTGTCACTCAAGCCGGAACATTGATGACCGGCGTAGATAATGGACTTTTTTATTATCTGCTTGGCGTGATCATAGCAATATTTTTGGGTTGGGCTATACTTGCTTATGTCACCAAACTATTACACCACAAAAGCTAAAATTTTTTTGTTATCACTGCTGATCATCAGCAGTTTTTTTGTTGGCCAAAATTGTTTTGGCTCCCCAAAAATGGAACAAACTTTTGATGTCGTCACATTACCGACAAATTATATGCCGATGTGTGACAATTATTACCAAAAATACAAATTTCAAAATTCCGGTGTAATTGACAGCTTAATAATGGAACGCGGATATTCCGGCGATGTGGCGCCGGGCAATGACAGATTGCGATTACATGATCGCACCGTACACGCCATTTATTATTTCAATCAAACAAATACCACTTCAATCGTGCACCCTTACGCACATTTAGAGAGTACCAGTACCGTGACAGTGGATAATACGCACAGTTATGAATGGTATCCAACGAATTGTTATTGGCGCGCCCGCACGCCAAGCACAACTTATACCAATTCCAGCGCTTACGATGAAAGCGGTGTGCGTACTTCATTTCCAGACGGTGCATGGACAACTAGCACCCTTGGAGGCGGTTGGGATTTTTATATTCATATTTTATTCAATGACGTCACTTATCCGTCCTTTGTTGCTACGCCAACAACAACATGTGATTTTAAAAATTGGGCAGTCAACACTTATATTGGGGAAAGCGACCTCGCTCAAATGTTAGCTCAAGGCTGGTCGGCACAAGTGGCTTATCGTACCTCAACAACAGAGTACACAATGTGGGATAATTACGGTGGAATTGGATCAGCTTCATACAATTGGGAAATTCCAAAGGCCGATCGCTTATCAGCGTCGGA